TCAATGTTAAGTGGATATGTCGTAATAAAATTAAAACTTATTGTGTTACTTTCTGATGGACTTCCGGGAAATATACGCGTTGTGCTTGTACCACCATAAGTGCTTGATATTGTGACATTTGGCGTTCCAGAAATCGTCAAGCCTGTGGTAGTTGAAGTAGTCCATATAGTTCCCGCACTGGGAGTACTGATAGCAATAGTTCCGGTACCAAAATTTATTGATCTGGTATTTGTATTACTGGACGAAAAAGAAGGCGTAGTGAGCGTGTAAGACGATAACGCTAGTGTTCCTGCTGTCAGTGTAACGTCGGTAGTTCCGCTAACAGAACCGTTATCACCAAGCGTCGTAGTAATTCCGCTTCCGTTAATTGTTAAATTCCGTATGGTTTTCCCGACAAATGTTATAGTCCCGTCGCCGACTGTAGTGAAATCTGTAGATGTGTAAGTACCACCAGAAGCTAATGTAAACCCATGACAAGAGATAGTTACTAAACCCGGATTACAAGTTGATCCAGTAAAGTTGATTTGCCTAAACGACCCAGTAAAAGTTGGAAAAGAAGCACCTGATGTCAGGTTGATGTTCAGTCTGTTTGATGTTGTTGCTCCAGCCGTTCCACCAAAGTTAAATGTCCTTGTTACAGACATGGCGGCTGATATATTAGATGTGCCAGTAAACGTAAAGTTTGTGGCTGTTTTTATATCCAATACTGTTGATCCGCCGCTGGTTGTTGTAAGAACAATTGACCCTGTGCTACCAAATGCTATAGAGCGTGTACTTGAGCCGTCACCTACAAACGTACCACCTGTTAATGTTTTCCCGTTTAGGTCTAATGATCCAGCGGTAAGTGTTACTGCTGCCGTAGATGCTGTTGTTAGCGCATCCTGAAGTTGCCATCCACCACCAACACCGTTAAACGTAACGGCTGCACCAAATGCTACGCCGTTGGTTGTAATAGTCTTGCCAGTGGTCGTGGCATTGAATGTAGTCGTGCCTGTATAGGTGCGTGTAAAGTTTGTTGCAGGGAAAGACAAGCTGCCGCTAACAGTCAAGCCAATGCTTGCGCCTGCAAGGGTCATTGCCCCATCAAGACCGCTAATTGTGATGTCGTTGCAAACCCTTGGGGTTGTTGCCATCGTGACAGTAAACGCACCTGTGCCTGTATTTGAGTTGGCATCAAAAAATACGTTATCGGTAGCCGTAGGAACAGAAGCACCACTAGCGCCACCGCTAGATGCTGACCAGTTAGCCGTGTTGGTGCTACTCCATGTACCCGTTCCACCAACCCAATAACGATCTGCCATGTCTTACTCCGCAGGTTGTTCTTCAGATGGTGGCGCTGTTACTACAGCAATCCAATTATCAAATCGCTGTTGCTTCATTGCCTGAATTTCTGCGTCAGTAAATGTGTGATTGTCTGGCAAATGCAGAGCGTCACAGAATTTGCCATACGGACTGTCAAAAGAAAAATCTATCTTCATGCTAATGTCACAGATAGGTTGCCAGTTGTGATACGGAAAATATCATCAACATCAATCGCCTTAGATGTAGTCAATGGTGTGTGATACAGTAAGTTTCCAGTAGTCAACGCATCCATAATCCCGATATGCGTTATCGTTCCCCATGATGATGTGCAAGTAGGAAACTCTACGTTAGCCGAGTTTGTACTGACACCATTACTAGGCGCACCGAACGTCACCGCTGTACGAGCATAAGACCCACCAGATACCTCAGTTCCACTACCAGCGTCCGTAGGGTCAGATGTAAATAGTGCAACATAAACCGTAGTTGGACTGGTATAGCTCGTATTACGCAAGGTAGCGTTAATCAGAGCGTTTTCCAAATAATTCGACATTTCTGCCATGATTTACCTCACGTTGTAAGACATAGACATAGGTTGACCGCTATACTCACTCGACTGGTCAGATGTATTGATAGCACTAATCGCACGATCGTACAAAGCTGACCATGTTTGCAAACGAGCATCATTCATCAGATACGGCTCTGCTTCTCCTAGCGACGCATACAGCAACGCATCAGGATAGTTCGCTAGGAATACGTTACTCGGATTCGCATCACTCAATAGCGTAGGTTTAGAGTAATACAACATTTGCAACGTATAGGATGTATCAGGAATAGGGGCTAATTGAATCTCTGAGCCGAGAATCGTGTAGTCCACAGGTCTACCACTCTCGGTAGTCCTTGCGGTCTCATAGAAGCTATTAGGAGCCTTGTAGCGCAACGTAAACACAGGAGTCGTGTTTAGATGTACATCGCGCATCTCTAAGAAATCAGTCGGTAAGCCAACCGTAGATGTACCGCCAGTCGTTGATGCTGTGGCAACTACAAGCATCTGACGAGTCCGAATGTCTCGTCTGAGTCGTTCTTCCGCTAACCGGATAAAGTCAGGGATAACGGTAGTTAGGTCACTACGAGCTAGATAGTTCGCTATCGTAGTCTTTAGGTCGCTATAGCTCGTAAATGCCATGTTATTCCTCTAATTGCTCAAAATCTTTCCATCCGTACTCGTAAGTCCCGATGTGCCTAATGTGCATTGATAGCTCATGGTCTACATACGTCTGAAAGCCCTCAGAACCAGCCTTGACGCAGAAATATACATCCTCACCACATACACCGTTAGAACCCCATCCAGCATCGAACCAAGGTCTACCAGTCTTCTCAAACACTTCCTTACGGATCATTACAGCACCAAATCCCACCGCTGTAACCTCCTCGATTCCCTCTTTACCGCGAGAATCTACATTAGACCACTTACGAACCTCAGTATCGCCATCCATGTACCTAGTCAAAATCTTTGCCGTAGGTGTGACAGGCTTTCTCCGAGTCGTAGCATTTACCCCTACTATCGGCACGTTACGACTTAACATTATCGTAATCATGTCGTGAGGAAACCGCATATCGCTATCAATAAACAATAGCGCATCACATCCCTCACCTAAAGCCACCTCTGCTAACTTCTCACGCTGGTCAAATATCAAGGTTCCCGGCATTGTGTACAAACTCAATCCACCTTTACCGTCCTTGCATCGGATTGAAGCATCATGCGCTGTCATCCGAGCAAAATCAAACGCAAAACCAGTATGAACCTCATCCCTGCACGGTACGCAAACACCTACTCTCATACAGTACCTCGATACGTCTTCCAGACAGCATTATCAGGATCGTTTAGCCACCTAGCAAAACCGACATCATCCACCACGTTAAAGCCCTTCATAATCCCACGCTGATTCAGTACATCAATCACCGTAAAGGGTATTCTGGCTACGTGATGAAGCTCGTTTAGGTGTCCTTGTCGAGATTTGTCATAGTCCAGTTGCCTCTTATTGGCTTTGATAATCTCGGTTACATCCTGCTTAGTCTCGATGACAATCCCACCGTCACCGTCTTCAAATGCTGTCTGAGTCCGTATCGGAGTACTCATAAATCCTTTCGTAGTTCTCCCCCACCGTTAGGCAGGGGAGAGTTGCTACTTACAGAGACATATCTAGATCGGCCACGATGCCATGAGCAGCCTCATTCTTGACTTCCAGAGTAACTTCAGCCAAGAGTTGAGTGTTCTCGCTGTCACCAACCTTAGCCAGATCATTAGTCTGGAACGGACGCAGATAAGCGAGTGCTGCGTACTCAGGATCGAGTACCAGAGCTTCACGGGTACGCATGAAGCGGTTAGGAACAACCGACATCGTGCCAAAGTCCGACATATAGACATCAGCAGCACCGATAATGGTGGTCGGAGTATTCGACGGAGCCATGTAACGCTGTTGAGCGATACCAGCAAACGACGATACCTTCTGCTTACCAGAAGCACCAACCATCAGAATCTTCGGCGAACCACCGGAGACATAAACCTCAGAAACAACAGTCTTCAGCAGAGCCTCGGTGAAGGTACGCTGAGTACCGTCAGTACGAGTCGATACGCCGATAGTCGCAGGGTCAGCACCACCCGAACCAACGTCCGAGTTAGTCTTGATCCACGACAGGATCGAACCCAGCTTACGAGCGATAGTGGACGAACCAGCCGAACGACCTTGGTTAGCCAGCAGGATAGTCTCCAGATCACGCTTCAGTTCAGCAGAAGCCTTAGCCAACTGATAAGCCTTTTCCGACTTACGACCAGCCTTGTTTACTGTGTCCAAAGTACCCGAAACCTGAACGGTCTTCTGGATGATCTGGGTGTAGTTACCAAGACGAACGGTAGGAGACAGAGTTGCCGATGTAGCGTCAGCACCTTCAATCGCAGCGTTAGCCGTAGTAGCTGCAGCCAGCGAGTCAGTCTGCCACTCGTGATAAACGGCAGTAGCTTTAGTCTTGCCAATCGAGGACATAAAAGGAGTCTCGGTAGGCGAGATGTTGTAGATGATGTCGGTCAAATCTTCCCGCTGACCAATCGCGGTATGTGCTGTATATGTAGGCATGATAGTTCCTATAAAAAGCGTTCAAATGCTCTAGCAGCATCAGCGACCCTTCCGGTCTGCTTAGCCCTAGCCTTTAGTTTCTTCATCTCGTCGTTGCCATCACGAGGCTGAGAAACACCCGACTTAATCACCTTCGGAGCCTCATTCACCTTTTTCGTGATTCCCGGCTTTGCAGACTGTAGCTTGTCGTACTGCATTGCCTTCCACAACGTTAATACTGCTCGCGAATCGTAAACATTCGCTAATTCTTGCTCTGAGAATCCCGCCTTCATTCCGAATTCACGGAGTTCACGACGTAATGTCTCGCCCTTCTGCGGGTCAGCATACTCAGGGATAACCTCTGCCAGCTTACGAGACTCAGCCTGTACTACCTGACCAAGTTGCTCCTGCTGTTCCCTCTGTTGCTGCTCGGCAATCCTAGCCTGTTCTGCTCGAACTTGGGCTAATTGCTTCTCCCGCTGAGACAGTTCTGCGACCTTAACTGCGTAACCGATAGGATCGGTTTCCTTCAGATAGTCCAGATTCTCAGTTTCCGGCTGCTGGTTAAGCATCTGCTCAATCACTTGCAACCGTTCCGCATATTGGTCGCGGAGATACCTAGCTTCCTCGATACGCTGGCGTTCGGCCTCAACTGCCTTGCGTTCTTCAGCTACAGCTTGCGATTTCTTCGTATAGTCCGTGCCAAGTTGATAAGACTTGATAAGCTCATCAAGGGTTACTTCCTTTTCTTCACCAGCGGCTTTAACGCGGTATTTAGGAGGCTCCTCTTGCTCATCTTCACCTTCATCTTGTTCTACCTCTGATTCTTCCTGAACTTCGGCTTCCTCAGATTCGGCCTCGCTATCGTTGGCTTCGAGTTGCGGTTCAGGTTGTTCCTGTTCGGAGCCTTCTTCCGTACCCATAAGACCCAAGATAGCGTTAGCTGCACCACCTACGTCTAACTGTGTATTCCCTTCCGGGGTCATACTTCCAGTATCGCTCATATATTGTTTCCTAAATTATATCGGGAACTGCCCGACTCAGTTACAAAATTTTCAGCCGCTTTTCGTCTATCAGCTTCTGTGCCGATAGCCCTTCAAGGTAGGCCTCAATCTTCTCTAATGCCCTTAGCTGGTGATAAGCATTTTCCCTTACCAAGCTATCACCAAACTCGCTCATAGCAAATTTGTTAATCTCTACTGACCGGAGTTCTTCCATCATTGCCTGAAAGTACTCATCCCGCAGTAGATTCTCAGCCCATTGGCATTTGTCCATTAAATTCCTTACTTGGATTTACTAGATTCATTCAATTTTTTTAACATTTCTAAATGATCTGACCCAACAAAAAACACGCCTTTCGGCTGACTTAACAGCCAACGTTGCCTTGATTCGTTAGCCTTATCTGCCATCTTCCTTGCTTGAGTATCACCAGACTCCCACATTAGTTTCTCGC